GTCTTGACTGTCCTAATGGTCCTAGCACCTAATACACGCAATAAGTGCCATGCGCCTTCGACGCCGCAAAGACTTGACAGCGCAAAACCCACGTGGTATCATTTGGGTGTAAACAACCCTCGACTGAAGTCTGGGGCTTGAAGGAGGATGTCAAGAAGCAATGAACAAAGAAAACAGACTGGTGTGTGGAACCGAGTGTGCCGCTGCCATCGCAGACTTGGCCGGCGAGTGCGGGTGTGTGTATGGCGCTGAATGGAGCCGCGCGCTTCGCCTGGCCGACGACGCGGCCGAAAGCGTGATCTGCACTGAGGGCCACTCACCCGCCGCGTGAATTTTTATGAGCGCCAACACCGCCGTGGCCGTCAAATCCTCCAAGGACGCCCTGTCGCCCGCCATGGAGCGACGGGTTAGTCGTAGCTGGCCCAAGCTCATTGCCGCACTGCGAGAAGGCGAGACGGCGAAGCAAGCCGCCAGGCGGCTACGACTCTCCTACCGCCGGATCCACGAATTTCGCCGGCAGCATCCGGACAAGGACGCTGAGTTCAAGGCCGCCTTGCTCGAAGGCGTCGAAGCCATGGTGGATGCCTTGCTCGACATTATCGACCAGGAGAAGGATACGTCCAAGGCTCGCCTCAAGGTCGAGACGATCAAGTGGCTTGCGGCAGTCAGGGACCCCGAGCGCTTCTCCGACAAGTCCCGCTTGGACATCCGGGTGCAGAAGTGGGACATGACCGCAGCGCTCCAGAGCGCCGAGGAGCGCTTGCGCCGAGTGATTGACGTGACGCCTGAGAGTCAGAGCTAATGTACCCCCAGGAGCAAGAGCAGAAGCTGTTCTCTCGACTGCTGTCGTTCCGCGATGACCCCTTGGGCTTCATGGCCTACGTGTGGCCATGGGGCCAAGCGGGCACGCCGCTCGCTAGCGTCGAGCGTCCTCGCGCCTGGCAGATCGAGGTTCTGAAGGAGATCGCCGCATTTACCGCAGAACAGCATAGACGCAAGGCTGCCGGGCGGCCTTACGACATCTACCAAGCCGCATGGTCCAGTGGACGCGGTAGCGGCAAGACGGCGTTGTTGTCGATGCTGGCGATCTGGCACGTCACGACGCACATCGGCGCTCAGGCTATCGTCGCCGCCAACACCGAGGCGCAGTTGAAGACCAAGGTCTTCTCGGAGATCTCCCGCTGGGTGTCCATGGCGATCCATTCCCACTGGTGGGAGGTCGAGGGCTTGCGCATTTATCCACGGCGCTGGCTCGCCGAGCTGGTCTCCGCCCCTGTGGATCGTGGGGGCTTGGGCATCGATCCACGGTACTGGTCGATCCAGGGCCAGACCTGGAACGAGGAGAATCCATCGGCCTTTGCTGGGGCGCACAATTCCTTCGGCCTGATGCTCATCTTCGACGAGGCCGCTGGCATCCCCGTGGAAGTATGGGACACGGCTGACGGGTTCTTCACTGACCCAACGCCTTATCGGTTCTGGCTCACGGCGAGCCAGCGACGCAGCCGTAAGGGACGCTTCTACGACATCTTTGACGACGACAAGCTCGGCGCGCCATGGCGCAAGAAGGTGTTGTCCACGATTGGCATGGACGGTGTCGATCAGCAGTGGGTGCAGGCGAAGATCGCTCAGTTCGGCATGGACAGCGATTTCGTCAAGGTGGAGATCATGGGCTTGCCGCCTGGCAACGACGCAAGCCAGTTCATCCCTGCCGACTTTGTCCAAGCAGCTTTTCGCAATCAGTTCCCCCCGGACCCTGGGGAACCCTTGATCCTCGGCGTGGACCCCGCTCCTCGTGGTCGCACTGCCTGGCGATTCCGCCAGGGGCGCAATGCCCGCAATTGCTGCTGGCAGGACACGTTCGGCGAGCTGGACAAGGCGGACAACGTCGAAATTGCGCACAAGGTGCTGGAGCTTGTGCGCACGTGGAAGCCTGACGCCGTCGTAGTGGACTTCGGCATGGGTACTGGCGTCATCGACGTCCTGAAGCGCGCAGGCGTCCGTGTCGTCGAGGTACGTTTCGGCGACGCTCCGGCGCAACGGAAAGGCGAGTGGGCTACCCGAGGCACGGAGCTGTGGGCGATGATGCGCGACTGGCTGCCCACCGGCATGCTGGAGCCGTCGGACCGGTTGCTGACCGAGCTGACCAATCGCTCTTGGCGCTGGTACGGCAGGGAGGAGGGGCGCAAGATCTTAGAGGGCAAGATGAGCATGAAGGCGCGGGGAGTAAGCTCGCCCGACATGGCCGACGCCCTGGCGCTCACTTTCGCCGTTTCTCCGCCCCGGCGGGACAGGGCGGCCTTTTCGCAAGGTCGCCTAGCGCGTGTTGCGGATGGGGTCCTCGATAGCGCATTTGACTTGTAGCAGAATACGTGGTACAATAGGAGTATGCGTCGGAGAGTCGTCAGCGAAGTCGCCACGGGGGAGGAGCGTCTCGACCCGGTGCCCGCCAGCTTTCCGGCGACCGAGGTGCCGCCCGGTGTCGTGCCGCTGGCGGCTGAGTTTTTCGCCTGTCACTGTCAGGCCACGAGGAGACACGATGAGCGGAATCGTCAAGTCGGTGCTGAAGATCGTTGGGCTGGACTCGAAAGCGCCTCCCCCGCCGCCGCCGCCGCCCCTGCCCGGAAAGCAAGGCCCCACGCCGGAGGAGATCGCGCAGCAGGCGCTGGTGGCGCAACAAGAAGCCGCCCAACGCCGGGCGGCCTTGGCGGCGCAGGGGATTGAGACCCCCGAGGGTGTCGTCGAGCTTCTGAGCCTTCAGCGCCCGGCTCAGCGTAGGGCTTCCCGGATTCTGACTGCTCGCTGATGCCCTTCGACGTCTCCTATCACGTCTCCCGCCTGGAGTCTTTGGCTCAGGCGCGGATGCAGTTCGATGCCCAGTGGGCCGAAGCCGCGCGACGGCTTTTACCGGATGCCGCCGACGCTTTCGTCAGCCCTCACACGATCCACCTGCTGGAAGGGCAGAAGCGCACGGCGAGTGTGTTCGACACGTCAGCGGCGCTTGCTCTGTCCCGGTTCTCCGCCGTGATGGAGTCGTTGCTCACGCCGCAGGCGTCGCGGTGGCATCGGTTGGTCCCAGCGGACAAGACGCTGGCGCGCAATCGCACTGCTCGGGACTACCTGGACACGGTGGTCGATTTGCTCTTCACCCACCGCTATCGGACGTCTGCCAATTTCGTCGCCAATAGTCAGCAAGTCTTCGCGTCCCTTGGCGCGTTCGGCAACGGCGTGTTGTTCGTCGATGCTAACGATGTCGAGCCGGGCCTGCGATACAAGCATGTGCATCTGGCCGAGGTCTACTTCCAGGAAAATTTCGCCGGTGTCGTCGATACGGTCTACCGGCGCTTTTTCCTATCGCCGCGACAGATCGCGCAGCGCTTCCCCGACGCGCCCAAGGAGATCCTCGCCGACGCCGACCGGCCGGACGAGCACATGCGTAAGCGCGCCATCCTCCACGTCGTGACGCCGAGGCAAGACTTCGACCCGTCTCGCCGCGACCCGAAGGGGAAGCGGTTCCTGTCGGCCTACGTCGATATCGAGACGCGTACGCTTTTGGAGGAGAGCGGCTATGACAAGTTTCCGTTTGCTGTGGCCCGGTACACGCAAGCTCCCGGGGAGGTGTACGGTCGCGGGCCGGCGCAGCTCGTGTTGCCGTCGATCAAGGGGTTGAACGAGCAGAAGAAGGTGCTTCTCAAGCAGGCGCACCGCGCGGTTGATCCCGTTCTGTTCGTCCACGATGACGGCGTGCTCGATACGCTTTCGCTGCGGGCTGGCGCGGTCAACAAGGGCGGCGTTTCCCCCGAGGGGAACCTGCTCGTGCATTCGCTCCCCGTTGGGCGCCTGGACATCGGCTTGCAGACGATGGAGCTGGAGCGGATGGCGATCAACGACGCCTTTCTGCTCACGCTGTTCCAGGTGCTGGTCGAGACGCCTTCCATGACGGCGACGGAGGTGCTGGAGCGTACGCGCGAGAAGGGGATGCTGATCGCGCCTATTGCTGGGCGGTTGCAGGCTGAGTTCCTTGGGCCGCTGATCGAGCGCGAGCTGGACCTGCTTTTCGCCCAGGACCTTTTGCCTCCGCCTCCGCCGGTGCTCCAGGGCGCCGAGTTCGATATCGAGTACGACGCCCCGCTCTCCCGCATGCAGCGGTCCGAGCGGGCCGCCGGGTTCTTGCGGGCGCTGTCCGTTGCGATGGATTATGTCCGAGCGACTGGAGACCCGTCGCCGCTCGATCACTTCGACTTCGACGCCGCGATGCCGGAGATCATCGACATCTACGGCGGCCCGTCGGCGTGGGTGCGTCCGCCCGACGCCGTGGCGGCTGTGCGTGCCTCTCGGGCGCAGTCGGTCGCGCAGGAGCAGGCTGTGGCGTCCGCCCCTGCTGTCGCTTCCCTCTTGAAAGGAGTTGACGAAAATGCTTGACGCGCTTAGGCGATTTTTCTCGCGCCGATCGACGGCCTACAAGCGAACTTTTTCTGCGCCCGACGCTCAGATCGTACTGGCTGACCTGGCGCGGTACTGCCGTGCGCACGAGCCCATTTTTCATACCGACCCATGCGTGGCGGCGTTCCTCGAAGGGCGCCGGGACGTGTGGCTGCGGATCCGGTCCCACTTGGACCTGTCCGAGGAGGAGCTGTTTCGCATGTCGGTGCGGATCGAATCCGCCCCCTTGGAAGGCCCTGCACGGGTGGTTCACTGAGGAGTTAACTGCATGACCGAAGCCAATATACAACCTGACGCTACGTCTGCTAGCAACCAACCGGCTGTCGCGCCTGCTGCCGACAGCCAGTTCGCTGCATCGGCGAGCAAAGAAGTCCCGTGGTACGGCGACGCCGCCCTGGAGCCTTACGTCAAGAACAAGGGCTGGCAGTCCCCCGCGGACGTGGTGCAGTCCTACATCAACGCCGAGAAGCTGATCGGGCGCGACCCGTCTACGCTCGTGCAGCTCCCGGCTGAGCAAACACCCGAGGCGTGGGCCAAGGTGTGGGATCGGCTCGGGCGTCCCAAGGACCCGACCGGGTACGACATGAAAGTCGGGCTGCCGCAGGGCATGGAGGTGGATGACGCCTTCGCCAGCGACATGGCCAAGGCCCTGTATGAGGCTGGCGTGACCAAGCAGCAGGCCGAGCGTCTCGTCGCCGCCTACAACGCGAAGCTGGCCGAGGTGGCTCGCCGGAGCGCACAGGAAGCTGAACAGGCGTATCAGCTCGGCGAGCGAGAGCTACAGCAGGAGTGGAAGGGCGCTTACGACCGGATGGTCGGGCTCGCCAAGGCGGCTGTTCGAGACCTTGGCATTCCGCCCGAGGCCATCGACGGGATCGAGGCGGCCATCGGTTACAAGGACACGATCAAGCTGTTCGCCGAGATCGGGCGCAAACTCGGGGAAGCTCCGCTTGCGACGGACGAGCGGTCGGTGACTTTTGCGGCCATGAGCCCCGCTGAAGCCAAGGCGGCTTGGGAGTCGCTCAAGATGGACGCCAATTTCGTCAAGGCGCTGACCGACGGCACACACCCCGGACACAAGGCGGCGGTTGAGAAGCAGACCCGCTTGTTCCAGGCGATGGTTGGGGGTTGACAACCATAAGGAGCTTGTGTTACAATAGAAGTATAAGGAGGCGTAGGTTGCGGCGCGACAAGGGTTTCGGCCCCCGCGCTGCGGCGCCAGCTTCGGCCCCGCGTCTGCGGACAAGCCCGGCGATGCCGTCCGTTAACGGCGCAGTGTAAACTTTGACGGACGAGGACTTAAATGCCTGACGCGATTACTCAAGCCTATGTACAGCAGTACAAGGCGAACGTGGAGCTTCTGCTCCAACAGCAGACTTCTCTCCTTCGCCGGGCGGTGACGACCGACAGCTACGTCGGCAAGGCCGCGAGCGTCGTCGAGCAGTTCGGCGCGGCTGAAGCGCAAAAGGTTGTTGGGCGTCATCAGACGACCCCGATCATCAGCGTTCCC